CATTTAGCGATCATCCACCAGTGTTTACTGGCTATCTCCGGATACCGCCTAAACCGCTGTACTAGCCAGTGTACTTTTTAGGTTTCGCTGGGCCCTTTCGAACCCTGGTTGCCAAACGATAATAGGCACTCTGATCAAAGATCGCCACCCGGTTAAAATCTGCTCGCCTTAAGCCTCAATCGCCATGACGCCGGTGTCATTGCCACCACCGCACGAGTTGACTTGTTCGTAACAGCAAGGCCTTGCGCTGCGATGTTCATAATCATCTGGGTGGCTGACGTCTCTGTGGTGAACCCGTAGTTGTTGGCGCCACTGATCAGGCAAGGTGAACGCGTGACGTATCGGGATCCAGCGGCTGCTAAGGGAAAGGAAAGAGCAGGCGAGCACCTGATCACCTGGATCTCTGCCTGAAACCCTAGAAATGTTACTGCTCCCACCACTGTGAGAGCGCGCCGCTTGAAGTGATTACGACCGAACCAAATGGTGGGACTGTCACCGTACCTGTCGCAGCAGAAGGGCCGGTACCCGAAGCCGTTGAGGCAATCCTCATTAAACCTGAGCCGTTGACATTCGCATCAATCGTAGTTGAGGCATTACCGGAAGTCGCAGTAACGGTTATTGTTCTTGGGCGCGCGGTGCTGTTTTTGTAGGGGGTGCCGACGACCCTGGAACCAATAAGGTTTTGCGGCGATTGCCAGGCGCCAAAGCCATTCAACGCAATCGCTTGTCCGCCAGCACCCTGTATCTTGCTTGGGGCTGTTGCCCAAGTGCCCGCTACTGCCTGCGTTGACTCTTCGAAACCGACGACACGATACGGAACATTTGTGCGAGCAGTCGTCGAATAGATAACGCTGGCTGAGGTTGCTCCTGCGCTGATGGCCGTGGTGCTGATCAGTCCGGTTTCATCTAGGTTGACGCCACCGGATGCGTTCACGACTGCGAGCTCAACCGTGCCGGCGTTATCAATTGCCAACAGCATCAATCTTTCAAGCGTGGCGTTGGCTGTGCCAAGTGTGGCGCCAGATGGAATTACCAACGATAGGTCAGCCGGCAAATCCCTGATGTTTACCGCACCGCCTGTAAGCGTTGCACTACGGAACGCGATCGGGGTTTTCGGTAGCCCTAACGTCATCGCATTGCCGGCGACGGTAGCTGTGATCGCAATGATTTGTCGCTGCGAACCGAGAACGGAGGCACCCGCCTTGTTTGCCCAATGGTGCGCAGAGTAAAGGCCTGCTGTTACTGGGGTATCTTCTGGGTTTTCTGCCCATCTCTGCGCCAAGACCGCTGAATCACTAGCGTCGCCGGCCGACGTCGCCGCGGCAAGCTTTGAATTATTGGCAGACAATGCCGAAGCAGCTGCCGCTTGAGCGGATTCAAGCGCCAATGCCGGTTGTTGTTCGATCTGTGCCAGTGTGAGGTTGGAGGTGACAGGGTTGCCGACGACATCGAATGCCAGCATTCTCAAGCCGCGCACTGCCTTGACTGGCAAGGGCGGAATGCCTTCCGGCTCCAGCAGACTTACAGTAAGAGCCCGATTACTGTCGCGGTTCAGCTGCTTGACGGCCAACCACAGCCGGTCAAAATCTCGGTTCACCGTCTCAGCAAGAAAATCCCCATTGATCTGGTAGTCAGCCAGACGCTGGAAAGGAACAACCTGCTGGAAAAGCAAGTCGCCCGTGGGCGCAACTGCGAACGTGCATGAACTGGCAGGACTTCCGATGCCGGCAAGGGTGAACCCGGTGGTCACCAGCACACCGTCCAAGGTGATCTGCAGATCGGCCGAATCCAGCAGCAGGAATGGGATGGTGTACACGGTGGCCACGCCATTGGCAGCGTAGCGCTTGAACGTTGGTCCGGGTTGAACTGACATGGTGAGCCCCTGGTGGTGGCGGGCTAGTAATCGACCTGCACTTCGTGCACGCCCGCATCTGGACGCCAATTGTCACGACGAGCCTCTGTCGGTTTCCCGACTATCCGGCCAATGCGAACTGGGGTCTGGGCGATGCCGCCGGCGCCAGAGTCAATGAAGTCGTCTTCCTGGGTGGTGAGCGCTGGGTTGAAGTCGCGCATTTGGTCCCAGATGATTTTCAGAACCTCGATGTGGGCCCATAGGAAGCGAGCCGACAGCGGTGATTCGAAGGCGTCGAGGATGCGTTTCTGCTTGTTGGTGCTGGAATGCTCTTCCCCTACCCCACAGCCCGTGCCCTTTAAGGCGTTCTTGAGGATTGCCGGAGCAAAGCCGCCTGGCCCGTTGGTCTCGATTACTACCCGGGGGATTTGATACTTGATCACCAGTTCGCGGATCTGGTGCACCTGGCCGCCAATGATCTGGTCGCGCTCGCCGTACTCGGCAATATCGCCGGTCAGGCCTACGGCCAGGTGCCAATACAGCTGGCCACGGGCGTCTGTGAGGATCAGCGAGAAGGCAGAGGCATCAGATTTGATCTTGCCCAGTGAGCAGTCCCAATAGGCGATGGCGCCCACGATCTGCGTTGACCCCAGGTACATTGCGGCCGCGCCGTTGGCGTAGCGCATGACCGGCTGAACGTCGTACGGGATGATGCGGGCAGGGTTCAGGCGGACCTCTGTAACAGGTTTCGAGTGGAGCTGATACTGCGAGTCCCATTCGTTGATGGTACGGGTTTCGCGGCGCCGAGTTTCCAGGGTGGCCATGTCGAAACGCTCAGGCCAGGCGCTGCCTGCGTAGCAGTCCACTAGGGTGCCGGGGGGCGTAAAGAACGCTATGCCGGTTTTCGTCTGTTGGTAATCCTTGCCCAGCACCAGCACGCGGGCGTGCTTGCCGATACCGGAGAACACCACCTCGGGCACGAACGGGACGTCATAGGCATTTTGCTTGGCGTCCTCTATCCGGTGTTCCTGGGCAAACATGCGGATGGTGAGGCAGTCGGCCCCCATGCTTTCGAGTTCGTCGTACAGGCTGTCGTGGGTGTGCGGTGTGCCGATATAGAGCTTGCTACCACCAGGCACCAGGATGTGCGTCTGCTCGCCCAGGCGGTATCGCAGCTTCTCCCGCGCCTCTGGGGTCTGGATGTTACGCGGCACCTCCACGTCATCGTTCTGGCACTCGTCAGCACGTGCTGACGTGACGTTCGACAGAATGCCCTTGGCGAACATGCTGGCGTTACGGAAGTCGGAAGCACCTTCAACCCACCACTGTTCAACCGTGCCCTGGTTGGGTGGTAGCAAGTGCCGAGTCAGCGGGTGATTGCGGATAACGTTTTGCGTGTCGCGGCTGGTCTTGTAGGCCGTGGGGTCCGATTCCGACTGGTGCAGAATTCGATAGGTCGGGTCCTTGTAGTACAGCCAGGCGTTGTAAATCGCCAGCAGCGTCGATTTACCAAAGCCCCGGAAGCAACGCAAAACGGCCAGAGACCCTTTAGCCTCCAGCCATATAAGCGCCTGCACGTGGATAAACGGCACATCCCAACGCATGCGCCGCGCCCACAGCATGAAGAAAACCAGCAGGCTGACTTTCTTCTCTGGGTCAGTAGACATTCCCGGCCTTCTGCATCCGATCGATGATGGCCTGGGCCTCTCGTTCGGCGGCAGCTAACTCGCCGTCCAGTTCGTCAACAGCATGCCCAGCGTCCGGGGCTGGCTTCTGTCGGTTCATGATGCCGGCGATGTTCACAACCTTGAGTAACAGCGTCATGGTGGCGGCGGCGTTCTTCTTGCACCAATAGCGGTCGCCGCGTTCCTGCTGGGTCAGTTCGGTAGGAACCTTCTCGGCGCCTGGCCAGTTGTGCGGGTCGACCTCAGTGATGACAACTTCGCCAAGGCGTTCGCTCAAGGCTTGCAGGCGGGTGATCTGATCGTCGCGCATCATTTCGCTCCTACAGCTGCGCCAAGGTTCGGCGCGCGATCTGGGGTTGAATCGCCCGGCTCCCACCAGTACGACTGATTGAATTCCTTGCGGGCCCGCTGTTTCATCCGGCGCAAGTATCCAGGCGAGAAGTAATCCTGCAGCTGGTTGAAGATCAGGTGGTCAGTGGCGGCCTTGGTGTACCAGAGGTTCGCCCCAGGCAAATGGCTCTTGGCCAAGCGCACCAGTTTTCCCCCTGTTTGGTTGACCTCACCGTCTGCGGCGTTGTCCTTCAACTTGAATATGGCCTCCAGGTCGCCGGCGATGGGGCCGCCCAAGGCTGCAAGCGGCGAGCTCCCGCCCTGCGACGTGTCGGAGAACAGGAAGTCGCCGTACAGGCCCATGGCGCCACCCTTGAGGAATGACGCAAGACCGAAGCGCAGCCCCGGAACGCCCCACTTTTTATCATCGGTGATATCCTTCGGATCCCGTCCGGCGGCAATCTCCCCAAGCTGAATGGCCATGCCACCCAGCACGGTGGTGGACGCGACCAGGGCAGCGAGATATCCAGCCTTACCCCATCCTTCCTGGGCCATGCCGCGCGCGCCGTGACGCATGATCATGCCGATGGAGAAGCTTTTGAACTGCCAGAACGAGCGCAGTAGCTCGCCCTTGGCGGTGCCGCGCTCGACACCACCATGCATCATTGCCTTCTCCCTTGCGCCTGGCTCAATGATTGCCATGTTGGTTTCATCCAGCACGGCCCCCAGCAGCTTGGTGGCGGCCTGATCCTTGAGCCGTTGCGGGGTTGTCTTGAGCTGCTGCGCCATCGCCACCAGGTCAGCGTTAGGAATGCGGTAGATGCTGTTCGCAGTCAGCACGGTGTCTCCCACGCCGCGCCAGTCCTCGGGCTGTGCCATACGCCATACAGACCAGTCCGTTTCGGTGACGCCCTGCCCCATCAATCGCTTGGCGTCGGCCGGGTCCATCGCCGCCAAGGAATCATGGCGGCGCGACATATCGCCGATAGTGTCCAGCATGGTAGCGCCGAACGCCCGCTGACTGCCGGCGGTCAAGGCATTGAGCCCGGATGCCTGCATGACCTTGCTGGCAGCGGTCTGGGAGAACTTGGCGATACGGCCGGCCACCTGTTCATTGGTACCCAGGCCATCAGCGCCGAAGCGGTTCAGGCTGCCGATCAGTTGATTAAGGCCCAGGCCCGCGCGTTGCGCCATGCGTCGATCACCAGCACTGCCCGGGTTGAGCATGCGCAGCTCATTGGCAAACACCTTCATCACCGGCATGCCGTTCATGGATGCGGTAAGGCCCAGCGTTCCCTGGTCGGTGACCGAAGTCAGGACGGCGGAGCCCAGGCGGCTGGCGACGTTGAGTGCGCGATAGGTGTCGAAACCATTGGCCAGAGCGGCAGATACCGGTGGCTCACGGGTGCCGGCCACTTCTTCAAATAGGTGCTCAATCTTCTTGCGCTGCTTGGCGGTCTTGGCCAGGTCGCCGGGCTTGGCGGTATCCATGGCTTTCTGACCAGCGTCCAGGAAGTAGCGCATTTGGTTGCTGGGATTAGGCCCCAGCGCTTCAACCAGCGCGATATCCCGTGAAGCCCGGTCAATGTGCCCGATCAGCAATTCCAACAGGTTGCGGTCCCCGTAGGCCTTCTGGGCCGCAATGAAGCTTTCCGCATCCTTGTAGTGGATCTGCCGCGACTCGCTCCCGCGGTTGGCGCGCATGCCATTACCGGCGGCCTGGCCGGGTTCAATCTTGTTGGCGCCACCGGTGGCCAGCGTCACCCAGGCGTGCTGGAGGAAGTCGGTCAGCTCGGCATCGTTCATTGGCGAGCCGTCTTCCTTGAGGTACTTGCTACGGTTCGCCCACTGCACATGATCGGCGACCCACTTGGCCTGATCCTTTGCCACCTTCACCTGGGAGTGATCGCGGGGCATGGACCAGTCGTCCAGGAAGCCCACGTCACCGCCGGCGCGGTTGAAGCGCTGGCGCAGCTGCTCGGCAGTGTCCTTGAACTGCTTGGCGGCGGTCTTGGCCACGGCGCTGCCGGAGTCCTCGCCGTGCAGCTCACGCACCAGGGCCAGGTTTCCGGCTTCGTCTTGGAACAGGCCCAGGAACTTGCCCTTGGTCTGATCAATCACGTCGAGCATGCGGCTCAACGAGTCATCACGGATCGCCCGCGTGGATGACTCAATCGACAGAATCCCGCTTTTGCCGTCGGCGGAAAACGCCAACATCCGGTCGAGCCCTTCAAGTGGGCGTTCCGGGAAGCGCTTCATGTAGCTGTCGATGCGGTCGTGGGCCAGGATGGTCAAGGCCACGCGCTTTTTCTTGAGGTTCGCTTCTTCCACCAGGTCCTTGGCGGACTTGGCAGCGGCTTCGTTGAGCCGATCAGCAGTGGTTTTGGATTGCCAGGTGCTGTCGGTCTGCGCCAATTGCTTCATGTTGCGGCGCACGCGGTTCTCGATGCCCTGGATTTCTTGCTGGTTGAGGGGGCGGCCAATGGCCTGGGTGACAGCCTTGATGCATTCGGGGCGCATGGGCTTGCTCCTGTTTGAATGGGAGCAAGCCTATGGGGTGGGGATAGACGGTTTCCCGACTATTTGCTCAATTGGATGTGCAGTTATTTCCCTGCCAGCGCCAACTGGAAATCCTGTTGTCCACTACGTCGAACGTGGTCACGCAGGAAAGCTGGACGTTCATGCCTGGAGATCCACCATATGAGTTCGTATATGCGGTGTTCCCGTAATAAGTCGTTTGGTATGTGGGCGATGTTCCCGGCACGTACATGCTGCCTTCGTTGGAGTAGGTCAAAAAGCGATGGCCGTTGCTTTCATAGACCCTCACAGGAGGCCCCCAAGATTGAACGAGTTCAAGCTCGGTAGAGCCAACCCAGCTTTGCAACACGCGTTCATACTTGCCAGTAGTTGCGCAACCAGCCAAGGCAAATAGCGCAAGCGCCGTCAAGAGCCATTTCATGGTGTTTCCTTTCTTTATTGGTGGCAGATTGCCTATTCAATCTAAACCACGCTGTAGAAAGCAAGCGACGGCGGCCGGAAACCCTTTGGCTTCCTGTTGCGCACTGACAATCTCGGCATCCGCGCTGGCGAGAAGTTCGCGGGCTGAAACAGTGATAGGGTTGCCATCAGCATCCATGGCACCAGTGGAAATGCGCATGTCCTCAACGCGGGACAGGACCTCATCGGCAAGCTGAATTTCTGGGTCTGATGCAGGTTTGCCCGGTGTTGATTCAGTATCAACCCTATCTGATGCAGGTTTAGCGGGTTTTGATGTAGTAGTTTCCATTTTTGGAAGCGCACGCCTAACACCCGTTTCGCCTGAGTCGAACTCATAGTTAAGCGTATGACCACGATAAATGGTCTGACCGTATCCATCTGGATCAACCAGCCCATTGATCTTGCTTTCAGGCAGATCGACATACTGCAGTTCAGCATTAGCTCGATAGTTTTCCGCATATTTCCGGTCTGATGAAAACCATGCGGGCCCTTCATATCGACCATGCTCCGCACTACCGTGATACATCCTGATCATCCCCTCCGGGATCGATGGTTCACCACGCTCAATCGCCCGCTGCTTGTAGGCAGAGACCGAAGTTCCTGCACCATCATCTTCAATTGGTTTCGCCCGGGAATCCTCGATCTGGCTCAGGATTCGGTTGAACTCCCCGCGTGCGATCTGGACCATGGTCAGCTTGGTGCTACCCTCAGCAACGCCGGCGGACAACGGATTTTTTTCAAAGCCCCTCACAATGGCGTCAGCGCGCTGGGTTACCCGGTCGTTGAATCGCTGAGGGACTTCACCACGGTCCATGGCGTTCAGGTCCGCACGGGCTTGCTCGGCGCTACGGTTGCCGCCCAAGGCTTCATTCAGCGACGCCTGCCGGTCGGCCAGGTCCAGGCGCTCGGCTTCGATGGCTTTGCGCGCTGACTGCTCGGCCTGCTTGCGGGTCTGCCCCTGCTGCTGAAACTCCTTTGCTCGAGCGCGGAACGTGTCGTCCAACGCGGCAAGGTTCTGCGCGACTGTGGACAGTTCGGCCTTCACGTCCTTCACGTTCGGTAAGATGCCAGCGGCTTCCTGCTCCAGTTCGAGGCGCAGCGTGGGCTCCAGGTCCTGGCGGGCGCTGGCCAAGGCTGCATCCTTGCTGGGCGCCATGGCCGGAACGTCATCGGCCGCACGCATGAACTGGGCGCTGTGGATGCTATCGGGCAGCACAACCGGCTCTCCGCGCTGCAACTGGTTGATCACCGTGCGGATTGCATCTTGATGGGCTATGGCCGACGGCGGATCAATAGGTGCGCCCGGTGCAGTATCAACGTCTGCGTGTTGGTTGGTCCGCTCGGTGAGGGCAGCGTCTACCTGGCGGGTGGTCGGTCGGCGAAAGTTTGTGCGACCGATGCCGAAGAACGCCAATCCCATGATGGCGTCAGTTGCCAGCGCGGTGCCGTCCATGACTTTGTACTGGGCAGCCTGGCTGTGATAGCCGTTACTTTCCAGCAGCTTGGCAGTGGCGCCACGCCCAGCCATACCCAGGCCGACATTGGCGCCCACGGCGATAGAGACATCACCGAGCAACGGCTTGACGAACTTGGCAGCCGGCAGAACGGCGCCAATCCCCATGGTGGCGGCATCGATCAGCCCCTTTTGCGTGGAGGTGGATTCGTCCAGGCCTTCGGCTACGCCCACCTGCTTGCTTGAAAACCCAGCAGGCGCACCAGCGGCGACAGCGGCGCCGACCGGGCCAGCAGCAACGGCACCGGCAACGGTGCGCGGCAGTACGGCAGCGGCTTCGCCCAGGATCTGCCCAACAAGGCCAACCTCTGTTGGGTCGGGTCGCAGGTCCATGACTGACTTGGCTGTTGCCTCGCCGATGTCGCGGGCCTGGGTTTCCCGGAACTGCTGCTGGTCGGCCAACTGCCCGTCATCCGGAGCATAAGACGAACCAATGGCCAGGTCCGATTCAACGGCCAGGCTGCCCAGTTGCAGGGCGGTGGACTGGATTGTGCGCCCCCCCTCAATGGCGCCGCGTAGCAGGTTGGGTCCTATGGTGCTGAGCGCGCCGGTGAAGGCCCCAGGCGCCAGCTTATCGGCCGTGCGGCCCAGACGGTCATCCTGGCTACGCGCCTCGCTGTCTTCGATCATTCCATCAAGCCAGCTCATTTGACGATCACCATGATTGGTTTCTGGGTGCCCGGGTCGATCTGCACCCGTCCGGCGTTCAGCAGGTAATAGGAGCCTTCCTTGCCTGGGACCGGCATCAATGGCATGTCCTCAAGCTGGCTGACAGGGATCTTGCTGGCCTTGGCCATGCCCTCGATCTGCGTGTCTACGGACTTGTTGAAGTCATCGTCGCCCATCCCGTAAGGCTTGATCACCTTGGCGCCGGCCCGTTCAGCAACACCACCGGTTGCCATGTCGAACGCAGCCGTGGCGGTCTTTTTGTCAAGGTCGTCACCCTCGTCGTACTTCAAGCCCTTCGCCGCTGCAGTGCCCGCGTACAGGGACTTGAACGCAAGATAGGCCTGTTCGCGCTGTGGCGTGCCAGGGGTGAGCGATGCGCCCGCATGCTCGTCGAAGGCATCCCGGAAAAACTTGTCTTTGGGCATTGGTACTGATTTGTCTGCCAGCACCTTGGCGCCGGACAGCAAGGTGCGCGGTACGTCGGTGCCGTCGGCGCCCTTGAGCCCGCGAAACTGCGCCATACCCGCAAGCGTGGCAATTGGGTCATCACCAACAATCGGCTTGAGAGCGGCGGCAAAGGCGGCGCCCGATGGCGATGATCCAGCAATGGCACCGAATACCTGCAGCTTGGTGCTGTCGTCAGCCTGCTTGACCATGGCCGACAGCATCACCTGTTCTTCTGGCTTCCATGGGTTTCGGCTCACATCGGGTCCATAAGCCTTGCGCACGGAGTCGACCACGTCGAAGCGCTCCGCGATCTGATCGCCCAGCTTCTGCTGGCCCTCTGGCGTAGTAACGCCAGAAATGTCCAACGGCGCCACATCGGCGCCGGTTCGCATTGCGTTGAAGGTCAGCGGGTTGTCACGCATCAGCTTCGCGTTGTTGTCGAGCGCGGTCTGCAGGCGGGTCAGGTTGGCTTGCTCGGCCACACTTGCACCCTTTGACTGCATTTGTAGGCGCTGCTGATCAATGTACTGTTGGGCGACCGCCGGCGGCTGGCGCAGCAACCCCTGCACCTGTGTCATTTCCTGCATGCGGGTATTGAACTCACCAGCGGCGGACGTACCGGACAGAGCGGATTTCCACCGTTGCTGATCTGCTGGCGTAGGAGGCACGCCGGTTGCGGCCTGGCGATCCATCTGCGTGAGGATGCGCTCAGCCTTCATTTCGCGCATTTCAGCCTGGCGTTGCTGGTGTTCCTGCACCTGGAATATTCGTCCGGTAACGGTGTTGAGCAACTGATTACGCTTCTCTGGGTCCAGCTTGCCGGCGTAAAAACCATCCTCGGCGGTTAGATCGTGCTCGACCTTCTTGAGGCTACCCAGGCTTTCCCGCGATTCGATAACCCGCTGGGTGGCGTGGGTGGTCCAGTTGTTATCCTTGAACTGCTGCTTTTTGCTGGCCCAGGCCTCACCAAATGCCAGGTGTCCGGCGGCGTCCACGTCCTCAACATCCATGCGAGCGTTGATCTGCTCGACGTTCGCGCCGGGCATTGCGGCGTCTTTCCCCAGCATATCCATGCGAGAAGCCAGGTCACTCTGTGCTGACAGAATTCGCCCCTTCGCCACGGATGCCTGGATATTGGCCATGCCCCCCAACTGGATGCGCTTGAGCGAATTTCCGATTTCGCCTTGCTGGGCAGCGTCAAGTCCGGGTGTGTCGATGGGATCGAGCTTAGACACTGCCGCGTTGTAGGCTTCTGGCGCCTTGTCATAGGACAGCTTGCCCACGCGAATCTGTTCGTCTAAGTCCGTGGCAATGGTCTTGATCTGCGATTCACGATCGATCAGCGAGTTGCTGGCCTTGACCCGTGCAAGCGCCTGATCTTCCTTGGTCCGCTGGTCGATCATGTTCAAGCCAGCATTCACGATGGTGTCGGCAGTCTGTTGCGAGGCGCGGTTTTGCTGCGACTGATCGACAGCAATGACGCGATTTTGGGCAACCTCGGTTTGGACGTTTGGCTGTCCGAACCTGCCAAGAGGAATCTGTGCCATTAGGCAGCCCCCCCAACTTTGGACGCTGAGCCATTGGCCGAAGCCTTCCAGCCCGACATGGCCAGGGAAGCACCAGTGTTCAGCACGCTACCAATGGATTGGGCGTTGGCGTTGGCACGAGCCTGGTTTCCCACCGACCGATAGTTGCTCGCATCAACGGAGCCGCGCGCTTTCTGCGCCTGGCCATTGAAGATGGTCAACACCGCGTCTTCCTCGGCATTGCCGATGATTTCCTCGTTGATGTTGATCGCGGATCCTTCGCCGGTCTCCACGCCGGAGCCTGCCAGCGCGGCATTGGCCTCGCTCGCCTGGTTACGGGCAAGGCGCCGGATTCGGTCAGCCTGCACCGTAGCAGCGCTTGCAGCCGCATCAGCGTCAAGCTGGGACTGTTTGGCCTGGGCGTCGGCGGTCTCCTGAGCCTGCTTGCCCGCTTGCTGGGAGGAATAAACGGAATACGCCGTGCCCGCGACAGCAGCCGCGGCAGCGATGTATCCACCATATGCAGCCATAAACGCAGCGCCGGCGGCCATTATTTGATCTCCATTTGAAAGAGGGGCGCGAACACTTCGAACCCCAATGATCGATACAGATTCGATGTGCCTTCGACGTTGAGCTTGGTGCCGATACCCAACTGCACATGGCGGGCGCCACGGATGCGAGCCCACTCGACAAAGGCCAAGATCAGCCGGCGTGCCGTAAACCCGCTACGGCGTGATGGCTCGATAAATACCGAGTAGTCGTAGGCGATGGTTTCTTCGCTGAACCATTGATCAACGATGCCGCCGGCCATACCGCCGACAATGTCTCCATTGATCTCGGCCACGAACACCACACCGTTGTGCCCGTTGATCAGTTCATGCAGAAACGCCGCCGACTTCTCGGGGGAGAACGCGAGTTCGGAATAGCTGCTGATGTCGTGCAGCATGGTGCCCAGCTCGATCAGCCGGGGTACGTCGGAGTGCTTCGCGGCTCTGATCATGTCGGGCCTCAGTCGTTAAAGGACATTTTCTTGATGACGCACAGCAGGTGGAACGGCAGTGGCTGGTTTTGCTCGATGACCAGGGAAGCCTGGCCGCGATCCCATCCAAGGTTCTCCATGCGGTGATCGCCGGTGAACAGCACAGGCGGCTTGTCCAGGGCCTGCGAGCCCAGGTTGCGGAATGCCACAGGCTGTCCGTTGATCTCGCAGCCAGTTGTCTGGAGGAAGCGCAGGGTGATTTCAGCAATGCGCATGCTGTTGCCCTGGGCGCTGCCGGTGTTGCCCTGGACTTCTGGTGTCAGAGTCTTGATTTGGGTCTTGAATGGCAGGCCGATCTGCACGGCGAAGGCATTGCGCGGGATGGTCACTTGCCCGCCGGTGACAATCTGCTGCTGCATCACCACGCCATCGGCGACGATGTCGACAGTCTTCCCTTCCAGGTGGGCCAGGCCGCTCCACACTGTTGCGCCTGGGCCGCTGACGGCGGATATTCCGCAATCAACCCGAATGCCCGATGTAAAGCGCTCGACGTAGCGGGTTTGCACCCCATTGACAGTGCGGCGCACGATGGCCCACATCTGTTCGCCGGTAGCCGTGGGGATCGAGGCGACCGATTCAAACTGGCCATCGGTGATCTGGCGGGCCCATCCCACCACATCCTGGTCACGGTCGACGGTAAGTGTGGCGATCACGCCATCAGCGCGCACCAGGAACAGAACTGATTCCGGCTCTTGCTGGTAGGCCATATCGACGATGCCGGTCTCTGTGGCGTGCTCAGACAGCACGGACATATCTGGTGCGCCGTAGGCGTCGGAGTCGTACTTGTAGGCCATGGCGCGCAGCTTGCGGCCTGCCCGCTGCATGAAATACAGCTCGTTACCGATCCGGACGGGCTTGACGTTGTTGCAGCCGTACACGGATTGGTTCTTGACCTGGATGTTGGTCGGCGTGATTGGCTTCTCGACACCCCCGGTGAGGCTGAACTCGCCGCCGTACGTCAATGCAATCAGGGCCTTGATCTGGGCCATGTGGGTGATTGGGTTGATCTGGTCGCTCGATACGGTGAACGACATGGCGTCGTCGTCTTTGGTGCCCAGTTCGAAATTCAGGTACTCACCAGTGCGTGATTCCCAGATGGTCTGGGGGTAGTTCGGTGAGCCAGCAGCGGCCAGCCGCTGTTCGTGCAGAGTGCCGGTGGAGGGGTAACCGTCAATGTCGTTCCACACCGAACCCTCAACGGACCAGGCGTTCGCAGGGGATGCCACCGCCGACGTGATGGCGCCGCGCACGATTCCGGAAACAACCGTGGTGCTTGATACGGACTGAATCTCCACCAGACCGCTGTTGACCTTCACAAACTTGCCCACGTCATCAGTGCGCCACCCGGCCGCGCCGAGGGTCAGGCTGATGATTCCACCCACGGTGCCCACGGCGCTTGGGGTAAGGGTTGTCTGCGGCGACCCCTTGATCGACCAGGCCGTCATGGGCGTGACCGGGAATACAGTGATCACCTGCACGGTGGCTACGGTCGCATTCACAACGGCGGTGATCTTGGCGATACCTCCGCCCGACCAGATCTCGCGGCCCACATCAGCCGCCAGGAAGGCGGAAACAGACGACGTGAACGTGCGCCCGGTGCCCACGGTTACATCGCTGATGGTCGCCGAGGTGGTGAAGCTGATGCCCTTCTCGTCGAAAGGCTTGGTCACGAACGGCGCCGGGGCCAGGCTCCACTGCAGATCCGCGATACGGCGCAGGCGGTTGATCGGCACCTGGGTGTTGAAGATGAACATCGTGTCGGCGCCCTGCACGTAATCAATGGTGCTGAGCATTGCCTCGGTGTAGGGGCTTACCAGTTCAATCCCGGTGTAGGTGCCGTCCGGGTAGAAGATCCGCACGTACAGGTCGCCAAACTCGCACATGTAGGCCTGGGACTTGTTGAACACGTAGGGGATAAGGCGGGATCGTTTAGCGGGAAATTTGGTGGTGGCCGAATACAGCGTACCGTCGCGTCGGGTGCAGCCACCGTGCACCAGGGGCCAGGCGTTCTGGATGATCTCGGCGCCGTTCTGGTACCGGGCGATATCGACACGGCCCAGCATGCGCGGGGAAAGCTCGCCAGCCGTGAAGTTGGTTTGGTTGATCGTCAGGCGGGCCATTATCCGTGTGCCCCAAAGCGAGCCGCGTACAGGCGCTCATCACCCAGGGTCTGCGGGGGATCTTCCTGTCCATCAACGGCGCGGGCGACCTTTTTGGCCATGGCCAGTTTCTGTTCGAAAGCGGCCTGCAGAGCGGATGACTGGGTGATCGGGTAAGCCATCGCGCAAGCCATTGCCAGGGTGAGCAGCCCCACCAGGCTAGCGTCCCAGGTGTTCTCTACTTCGTTCAGGTACACGTAGCGCAGCTGCAGCGACGTGGCATCGGCAAGGATGCTGCGGCCCTCAACCAGGTAATCGATCTGGATACCAGCCTGCCCTACCTCCAGCACGCGCAGGAAGTCGGCCGGCAGTTCGAACTGGTTGGCGTAGCCGAATGCCGGGGGTGTCGCGTCAGGCGCCAGCAGCACGCGCTTGATGGTGCAGTTCCACGGATGGGTGCGCAGCAGGTCGTCACGGATCGTCGGATACAGGTTGGCCGCCAGCTTCGCCCGGTCTAACGGCTCGTTGAAATCGTTGATGGTCTGGGCTCCCAGCATCAACAGGGCGTTGGAGCAGATCGAAACGCCGGTCGCCATGCTCATGTAAAACCTCCAGATAAAAAGACCGGGGCACAGGGCCCCGGTAAGTTGTTTGCCTTCCTTGGCGGCCCGTGAATCAGTTTTGGCCGGCGTACTGAGCTACCAGGGTGATGACTTGACCTGCTTGCAGTGCAGCGCCAGCAACAGTGGAGAGCAGTTCGCTTTGATCTGTGGCCAGCCCCTGCTGGGCGACCGACACTTCGAACAGAGCGCCGTTGGCGAATTGGGCTTCGGCCGCCGCGCTACCAGCAGCAGCTACCGAGGTGGCAGCCAAGTAGCGGGCTTGGGACACCGGATCCCCCAGGTTGATGGTGGAGGATGCAGCGCCGCCGCCGAAATAAAGCTTGGTGCCGGGCATCAGGCGAGAGCCGAACGGCAGCAGGCCCCAGCTGATCTTGTCACCGATGGCCACACCACCAGCAGGAACGGTGTAGGTGCTGACGAGGATTTGAATGTCAGCGCCTTGCAGGTTGGGTTTAACCAACTGCTGCGGGAGAGCCGCGCGTGCGGCCGAGACGGAAGCTAATACGATTGCCATGGTTTGAAACTCCTAAGCGGGGAAAGGGGTAAGGCCGAAGCCGCTTACGCGGCCTCGGTTACTGCGATCTCAACCACCTTTTCTTCCTCGACACGCACCGCGCCGATGGACATTTTGGCGTAGACGCGGACGTTGAAGCCCTTGCCTGGATCCTCGCCTACCTTGGTGGTGATATCGGCGCCCTTGCCCAGGGTGACGCCCGACTTGGCCCATGCGTACAGGCGGCGGGTGCTGCCGTCGTATGGGGTGCGCTCAGACGGAATCCAGGTGAAGCCCATCCACTTGCCTTCTACGTCGCCTTCCTGCAGGAACTTGCCAGCCATGTAGTCGGCACTGGTCAAGGTGGCGTCGGCCAGGATGTCGGCAGCGGCGGCGGCGGTGTAGGTGATGAACAGTTCTTCACCGTTGTGGTTGTCGGCCTCGTTGCGACGGAACAGTTTGCGAGCCTGGATGATCTTGGCCTTGGTCAAGCCAGTGCCGCCCACGACAATTTTCTGGGTGGCAGGCAGGATGATGTTGCCGGTGGTGGCGCGGGAGTTGCCGCCCATCGAGGCAATAACCACGTCATCCTTGGCGCGGTTCAACGAACTGACCATGGCCTTGACGTAGTCCGAAGTCGGGTCAACCAACATACGGATCTTGTCTTGGTCGTCGATCATGTCGCCATCGTCCCAGTCGAACAGGTCCACAAAGCGCGTGCTGTGTGGTTGATCGTTGATTGGGGTGTCAGCGTGACGCTGGGTACGGCGTTGCGCGGTACGCTGGCCGAGACGGTTGATCGACTTCGACATGCCAACGATGTTCGGCTCGATGGTCACGTGCGGCTCGAAACGGGACTGCATTTGCTGGGCAACGTGGCGGAAGTTATCCGCGAACTGCTGAACAAACGCTTCGGTGATTTGCTGGGACATTCGATGCACTCCAATGCAGATAAGGGATTGCCTGCCGGGTGTCCGCATCGCGGGCCGGTATTACCTGGCGTGCATCGGCTTTGCTGCGCCTCGGGGCTTTCCGGGTGTCTGCGTGCCATCGCAGGCCGGCCCATTGCTGGGATGCCTGCGATGTTTGTGCATGGGGGGTGTCGGTTTCCCGACTATTTGAAGCGGGGCGTTACAGGCGGGATTGCTGCTTGCTGTATTTGCGGTTGTACATCTCGTCCAATTGGGCCTGGATGCCTGGGCGCTTCGGATCGTGAGGTGGCAAAGCTTGGAGCTGGCTGCGCAGTTCTGCCGTCTTGACTGCAAAGTCGGCTTCGTTGACCTGGGCGCCACCGTTGATGGCGCTGTCTTCCTTGAGTTCCTTGCCGATGTTGGCGGCAAACGCGATGAAGTCGGGATCCTTCCCGTATTTATTCATGAGAACTTCCAAGTTCCCCGGCTTCCCTGGCTCGCTGGCGAAAGCTTCGGCGGCCCGGTAAGAGGATCGAAGGTTGCCAGCCATTGCCTGCTCGCCACCCCAGGCATCCTTGAGGGTTGCAATGCATTCGTCGCGATCAAGCACGGCAGCGCCACCGATAAGGTTTGGCGCGGCCTTCATGTATTCACCAATGACGTACTCGACCTGATCATTGGTAAGGCCCTTGGCGTGTGCGCCCTTCAAGAATGACTGCGTGTCAGGATCAGCCTTGAACTCATTCCAGTCGAAGCCCTCGACGCCTTCCAGCTTGACCGTGTACTCATCGGCGGTCTTGGGCGGCACATCACCAGAGCCCAGGCGGGTTTCGAGATGCTTGTACGCTTCGGCAACCTTGCGGCTCGACGCTTCCAGATCAAGGGTGCCGTCCTCTTTGTTGGTCCGATACTTCTCGGGGATGAAGTCGGGCGCGGCACCGGTGGCCAGCAAAGAATCAGCAGGCGGTGTTGCTGGGGGTGTGGCGATCGAGCCCGGTTCGCCCTCGGTGGTTTCAGCCATGAAAAAATGGCCCAGGCGGCCATGGATAAACATGTTCATCGTTATTCCTCTTGCTCGTTGGGATCGGCTTGGACGCCGTTGGCGCGGTTGATGCGGTTTACAACGTGGTCCAGGACTTCACGGGCCCCGGCCTGTTTGTAAGTGGTGAGGATGGCGTCGATACCACCGACGGTGCAGGCGTTCTTGGCGAAGCGCTGCAACAGCAGCTCAAAGCACATGGCGCCTTCGCGGTGATCCTCGAATACGCGTTTGAACATCGCGTCGATCTGTTCGGGTGTCATGCTCATGCTGCGGCCCCCTGTTGTTTCATTGCGGCTTCACCGGCCTGCTGTTGCATGAGTTGCTGTTGCGCCTGCTCCTGGGCTTGTTGCTGCTCCTGGGCGCGGTCTGAGCGCAGCTTGTCGCGGTCGGCCTTGCTGCGGATGATCGAGGATGGGACGCCCAGAGCCTCACCCTTGAAGCGCTGAGCCTCGTCCAGGTCGATGTTGTCCATAATGTCCGAGGTGGGATCTGCCGCCTTTATCGCCATTGCGCTACCAACGAACGTATCGATGGCCGTCACCTCTTCCAGCTTCTGCGCACGCGACAATGGCCCGGTGTAGCGAACAGTGAAATTGCGGCCTGCCAACGACTCTGGCGCAGCGCCAAGCACGCCAGCCCGGTACGCAATGCCAAAGCAACGCTCAATCAGCAGCTGCAAGTATTCCGACTGCATGCGACCGTACACAGGGCCAAGCAGTTGGCGGATCAAGGCGACACGTGCGTGCACTTCGGTTGCGGTCATGCTCGGCCCTTCCTGGGCGCGGAGCTGGTCAGCCATCAAAATGCGACGGATCGATGCCTGGATACGGGTGATCTTGGTTTCGGCATATTGGAAGTCGGACCCGCTTTTCAGCGGTTTCATGCTTTCCACCGAGTTGGCCACGATGATCTTGCGCGGCCCGACCTTGACGGTGCGAGGGTTCAGCACGCCGTCATCCTCGGCGATCCACATGCCGGCAATAGCCAGGTCACCGGCCGCCAGGTCCATGCGGCACAGTTCGTTCAGGGTTCGGGAGTCCGGCAGCGCGTCAGATACTGGCCCGGTGGCGTAGACGCTATCTGGAATCATCATCCAGCGTGGAACCACGACCGGCATTTCGTGGTAGCCCGACTCGCTCACCAGGTGCTTGGCTGCAACCTCCACCTTGCAACTGGCGATGGGCATGTTCTTCGCCAGCCTGGCGTTGACCATGTGAGTGGTGCGCGGATAGATGGCGTGGATGAACGCAACCAGTTCCTGGGGCTTATCCTTGGCCAGCTTGCGCGTGGTTTCGCTGAGATTGTCCTCGCCAAACTCATTCACCGCCTGTTCGGCGGTGAGCTTGTACTCGCGATAAACCGTGTCGATCTGGCCGCCGGCTTTGGATGCAGAGCAATACACACTTGCGATGGGCCAGAGGTCGAAGGTGAAGCCGCCCTTTTCCTGATCCTGGTCGATGTACATGGCAAACCAGCCAGCGCACACGATGTCGATCATTGCCTCGAAACCGGCGGCGTCAAAGTTCGCTGCGTGGATGTTCTCCCAAAGAATCTTGGCGCTGCTATCCATCCAGCGGCGCTCTTCATCGCTTTCCTGGCCAACATCCAGGGCGAACCATACCGAGTTGGCCGGGGTAACCCCGGACATGATGGCCGATGAAAGAATGCGTACAGCATCGGTAGTGGTGCCGTCGATCATACGAGCCTTGCGCGTCTGCGCCTCGGTCGCTGTGATCGACTCACCAGAGAAGCCGCTACCGCGAACGGGATAGCTGTGGTCGTAACAGTCGCGCCAGGTCTGCTCATGCGGCGAGCGCAGCGACTTCAAGGTGCTCAACGTTTTGCAGATCTGGGATGCGTTCATTGGCCGAGGGTGCTCTTGCCTTGAGATAGGACACTGCCGGTGCCAGCGGCGCCAGACGTGAGCAGGCTGCTCTCGGCCTTGCGCTTCTTGCGGGTGGCGGTTTCTTCGTTGGCCTTCACTGCTGCGGCGTCGGCAGCCTTCTGGGCCTCGATGGCTGGATCTGGCGGCTCAACCACCTTTGGTGCCTTCGGTTTGCTTCCCATGTCGTTACCCCTTGGCTACTGGCTCAGGGCACAACCAGCCCTCAGGCGTCATGACCGCCTGCTTGAGCGTGGTTGCGTCGATGGTGCCGGTGCTGGCCGTGGTGGTGACGGCTGGCTTCGACTCGTTCTCGCGCTTGGGGTCCAGCACCAGCGGCTCGCCGCCGGCGGTCAGGCGTTCGGCTTCGGCCAGGGCTTCGTCCTTGGTGCCGGTGAAGTCGCCGATCTTCACGTCTTTGCCATCCACCTGCGGGGCGTTGGCGTCGATCACAACCCAGCGACCGCCGCCGTTATGCTTGGCGGTGAAGTCTGGAACGGCAGGTGCCTGGGCGTTGGCGTTGGCGGTGGCCTGCTCGTTGGCATCCTGGTTGCCGGTGCTGGCCGTGGTGGTGCTGATGGCATTGGCGAGCGGATCGCCTGGGGTCTGCGGGGTAAGGTCTGGGGCTGGCATGTGCCTTCTCCTGATGTGCAAAGCCCGGCGCGTGGCCGGGCGATGGGGTTACTCGGCCGGGGTTGCTGGCAACTCGGTTTTGATCAGTTCTTTGGCGAACGCCACCAGGTCCAGCGCCAGGCTGTTGTAGGCGTCCTGCACATCGAGGCGGGTGAGCGTTGGGAGAGCGGCGGAGACACGGGCGGCGGCGTCGATCAACTCGATTGCCTGGCTGAGGTCTGCGGCATCGACGCGGCGCGGGGTTGCTACTGGCATGGGTAAAGCCCTCTTGCTGATGGGGAATCAACTGAATGAGGGCCAAGGATCGGATGGGGAGGCTGTCGGGTTCCCGACTATTTCGAGGTGGTGCGCTTGCAGACGTTGGTGATGAAGTCCTGCAGGCCGATCACCTGGGCGGTGACTTTGGCGTGGGCTGCGACGAGGTCGGCATAATCCTGTCGAGCATCTGCTGCAAGTTGGGGGGCGGCTGCATCAGTGCGGCCGGCGGGCTGGGGATTGGCTGGCACACAGGCGGCACGGACGTACACGCGCTTAACGCCAGTATCGAGGTCAGCAACAAGCTGCGGTTTGGATTGTTCGGCATTGCGGATAGCCTCCTGATACTGGGCGTCGATGGAATCGCGGACGTTGAGCGCCTGCTCGTATGCTGCTGCTTGGCTCTCCAGCACGCCTACACGCTCCGTTGCGGTGTCCAGGCTTGTACTGATGTGATCCAGGCGCCAGAGCGCCAGGACAAGCGCCATGGCAAGGCCTGCGATGAGATAGCGGGTCATAGGCCCACCTCGCACAACTCGCGCTCAGCAGCACGGCGATTGACCAGGCCGGCCAGCTTCTGCCCCTTGGCGTACACCCACCGGCTCAGCTCGGCACAGGCGCCGCGTGCGTCACCGGCGTTGAGTTTGCGCAGCAGCGTGGAGGCCTTGAACTGGGGCTCGCCGACGTTGTAGACGAACGAGGCCATTGCAGCACGGCGGGTCTCGGGCAGCGGCACGGTGACGTTGCGATCTACACCCGCCAGCGCAATGGACAGTTCGGCCTTCAGCAGCTCATCGCACTGGACCGGCGTCTTGCTCTGGCCCAGGCGCACACCACGGGTAACGCCTTCGCAGATAGTGGGAATGCCAATGGGGTCGAGGTAGGCCACCAGACTGCGACCTTCGAAGTTGGACACCAGCACACCAGCCATGCCGGTGGCGCCGGCGAGTGACGCGGCGAGGATTCGTTGCTTGAGAGGGGTCATGACCTGATGCGCTCTTTCAGCGCTTCAATGCGTGCGGCGCTCTCCAAGGACTCGCGGTGATCCTTGCGCCACTGGAAATACACGTTGATCACCAGGCCCACCACCGCAATGACAACGCCTGACACGCCTATCCAGTTCACCTGGGAGAAGAATCCCACCAGCCCAACAGCGCCGCCCGTGAGCATTCCTTTGCTCGCGACTGATGCGCCGACTACCTCAACGATGCTTTCCGGCGCAGGGTTGGCCATGCTGTTACTCCTAACTGGCGCCTTCATGGTCGGCCTCCAGGGTCAAAAAAAAGCCCAGCGCGGGTGGCTGGGCTGCGATGACCGTAAGAGTCGTCGGGGTCAGGTGTCGGAATCCCGACTATTTCAAGCCTTGGAGTGATAAGCCCACCAGTCACCGACGGCGACCATGGGCAGCTTTGAACGATCCCAGCCAGTGGCCTGGACCCAGAACAACACAAGGCGCTCCCCCTCGGTGTAGCGAGGTTCGGCGCCCTGTTTCCAGCCCAGCAGCGTGCTGCGCGGCACAGCAATGGCATCAGCCACCGACTGCGGGGAGTAGCCCGCACGCGAAAGTCCGGTGATCACCGTGAACCAATCAACCCGCTGTTCGACCAGGGCGAGCATGGCTAGGCCCCAAACGCGCACGCGCGCGAGGCAGAGTGAGTTGTCGCGCTCACCCCACACCCTCTGCGGATCAAAAAGTCCATTTCGGATATAACCGCCGCAAACGCTATAACCGGATCGGCAGCCTCGTCGAACTGGAACGGATGCACCGCCCTACGCAGCCCCATCAGCATTTCCGGCTCACCTGGCGCTGACAGGTCCACATCGACGCCGATCATCACCCAGCCGTCGTTCAGCTCACGGCAGGCCCATTGCAGTAGTGGTTTCATGAGCAGTCCCCCACCAGTGGTACAACGCGCACGGTGACGCCTGGCGTTGCGCTAAACCGCTTGCTGAGCGAGACGTTGACCACCTGGACGTCATCCTTGAACACGATGCCGTTGATGCCGTCACAGATCGCCTTCAGCACGTTGTCGGCGTCGGGCTTCTTGGTCGGCATGACATCGCCGGCGAGCGCAGCGGCGGATTTCTTCTTGGACCAGGACGCTGCTACGGCTACGCGTATGGCCAGTTCCATCATCACGGGGCCGGCGATCAACTCGCGGCCGTCCATAGCCTGCTGTGCTGCCATGGCGATCAGGGTTTCGTAGTTGGCGGTTTTCTTGGGCGTGAACATGCGAGCGTGGCCGCCGATGGTGGATACGCGCGGCCGGCCTTTGCCGATGGCTTCACCTGGCACGAAGAACGACACGGGCTTGAGGTCAGTCATGAGCCACCCCTTCTCGCAGCGCTTCCAGTTCAAAAATCATTTCACCAAGAGCCTTGATGGCGGCCTGATCGCCGTAGAACGTGTGCTCGCTGCCATCGTCGCCGTAGGTGCAGTAGGTTTCTGTTTTGGCCTTGAGCTGGTCGCGCTCGGCCATCAGGTCCTTGCAGTCGGCGCGCAGGGATTTGACGGCCCGAAAGCACGCGTATTCACGCATACGCTTGTTCTCGGCGATCAGCTCAAGAACCACGTCGGGCGCCAGGCTGACGTCAGAAAATCCAACCGCTGCCCGGGCGATCAGTTCCAGTTCGCTGTAATCACGCATGCTCGTCTCTCCGAATCTTGAGCTGTGCCAGCAGCATGGCGCGGCAGGCCTTGGGGTCTTTTGGGATTTCAAGCACGTCGACGATGCGGTCGGCTTCCTGACGGGAGTACTCCAGCTGAACCTGCTCACGCGGACGCATGCTGTCGTGGCCAAGGCCTTTGGCGATTCGCCCTTCAAGCGGCTGGCCGGTCTGTGCGCGGCGCATGACGATGGCGTAATTGCGTTCGAAGCGCTGGAACAGGGGCTTGTCGCTGTGGTTTGCCGAACGCAGATCGAACGTGCTGGTGGCTTCGGCGGCAACCTTGACGGCTTTGTGCGTGTAGCTCCCGCGCAGCGCTTCGTCCCATGCCTGCTGGATGCACGGCAGGCCATCAACGCGCTTGCACAGCTCCATGAAATCGCTTGGCGATGGTGGGAACTTGCACTCCAGCACCATGCGCTGCAGGCCACGGTCGACGGCTTCGTCGCCCAGTTCCTGGATGGCCAGCATCCACACGCGGCGGGCCAGGGTTTCTGCGCGCTTGTCGCCGTAGTGCTTTTCGTACCAGGCCGGGAACGAGATTTTCAGCGTGGTGAACACGCGGCGTACTGCACTGCGTGCGCCCTGGTCCAGCGGGGTGACGTTCTCGGCTGCCAGCTCACCAGTCGGGGTCTGTGAGGATGTCGTGAGCGTTGCGCGTGCGGCTTGGAGCAGTTCGTCTACCGGTTTCATTGGGTATTCCCCCGTTGGCTTGCTGGGTTCGGGCTTGGCGTTTCAGTTGCTGGGCGAGCGCGTGCTCCCACTGGGCCTGGGTTTTCAGGTCGTCGGGCCTGCTGATCCAGTACGAGCGGAATTCAAGAAGCTGGTCGGCTTCGAAGGTTTGGTTTGCCATGCCGTTTCGGAACAGGACGGCGGTGAACGTGGTTGGGTTGGGTTCCCAATCGTCGTGAAGCGAAAATTTCGCCTGCGCGGTATGTGTGTGTTCTTTCTGTATCTGTTCTGTTCTGTTCTGTTCTGGGGCGTTACTGGAACGTTTCATGCGCGTTTCACGTTCTTCGGCCTCTTTTTTCTTCTTCTCGCGATGGGCTCTAACCCTTGCCGTGCTTGAATCAGAGACGTATTGACGCTTTTCCCAATTGGCCAAAGTCCAGTCGTCATTTATGAAGCCTTTCGCCAAAAAAACGGCTTTGGTTTCAGCGAGAATTTCCTCTGTAACGCGAAGTGCAAACGCTATGGATGTTTCGCGTTCCGTTACATGAAACGTTTCAATACCGTTACTGCACTCAAGGCAAAAGAGCATGACCAGGCGGCGCTGCATTGCCTCGCTCATCATCTGCACTTTGGGGTCGGTGGCGAACTCGCCGTACATGCGGAACCATTCCACGGCTATCCCTCCTGCAACTGGTCAACGTTCTGGATGTGTTCCATCCAGCGCTTGGCCTGGTAGAGGATCGCTTCGATGTCACGCACGTCGAAGCACCGCATGTTGTTCGGGACGACCTTGAGCCCCAGTACCGCCAGGATCTGGCAGAACTGTTCGAACTTCTCCGGCTTCATTCGGCTGATCGTCGCCTCGTCGCAACCGACTGCAAGCGCCACGGGCGCGTTGCCGACAGATGCAAGCGCCTGCATGAGAACGCTGTAGTTCTTGCGGGCGCTTACCGTCTGCTCTTGGCTTAATGGGCTCGTCGACATGGCTATGCCACCGACTGAGGCCGGCTTTCTTGGCCGGCCTTCAGTGCACCATCTGTGAGCTTTTCCAGCTGGTACTGGCGCAACTCGGGGACTTCATCCCCCCACTGCCGCACGGCCTCATAAGTGATCTTGAGTGCTCGGGCAAGCTTGGGGATGGAGCCGTAATAATCAATCGCTGTCTGGCGTTTCATAGGCACCTCCAATGCTCATACGCCAAATTCAAGCATGCTTGTATTTAATAAGCAAGCATGCTTGACAAGCCAACTTGTAGATTGGGCAAATGAACATCACTGATCGAATGACGAAACTTGTACTGGCACGGAAGCCTGAGACCGGCGTACGTGGCGTAAAGCGGCTGATCGCAACGACATGCGATGTCAGCTACGAAGCTGTGCGCCAGTGGTTCGCCGGGGACACCGGAAATATCAAAAACCACAACCTGTTGGCGCTGGCCCGTGGACTGGACACGACGGTCGACTGGCTGCTGGATGGCGCCGGCGATCCACCGAGGCGGCGTGCCATGGCCAACGTAGTGATAGGCGATTTCTCCCGACAACAACGGGACGATGAAATCGAAATTCCTCAGTACGACGTGGTGGCCTCGATGGGCCCTGGCCAGGTCCTGCCAAAGGAATACATCGAGACGGTTCGCAACATCACCGTTCGCACTGAGTACTTGCGCGAACAAGGCATCACCTACACCCACGGCGACAACTTGTCAGTGATTACCGGGTTTGGCGAAAGCATGGGTGCCACCTTTTCCAGCGGTGACCCACTGATCGTTGACCAAGGCATCAATGAGGTGGTGGTTGACGGTGTTTACGTCTTTACACTTGATGGAATGTTGTACATCAAGCGCCTGCAGCGCCTGCCGAAGATGCTGCGCATGATCTCGGATAACGAGACGTTCCCTCCCTACGACATCAAGGGTGCGGAACTGGAAAGCATGATCATTCACGCCCGCGTACTGCTGGCCTGGAATGCGAGGAAGCTTTGAAATGGCTGCGCCAGACGAAAGCCCGGAGGATTACGCTGCACGGGCCAGAGATGCAGATAAAATCACAGAGGCCAGGAAAGGGAAAAAACCTGACTACAACGATGGCAATCAGGCCGTCTTTGTCGGGTTTATCGCCGGGACATCCTCACTGATCGCCCTGGCAATTGCCGGCGATATCGGCGAGCGCGCCGACTGGGCCGTAGTCATAGTTTCGCTTGGCGCCGCGGCAGTGAACTACGCCTACCGTCAGTGGTACGCAAAACAATGGAATGAGGCCTGGCGCAAGCGAATGCAGGAAACGCAGCCGAAAGACTGAAACAACCAGAAAACACAAGCCCGCCACTGAGCGGGCTTTTTTTCGTCCCAAGGAAAATACACAAGTGAACTTGCATATCAGATACAAGCATGCTTTTATGAGTGCAAGTCGGCTTGCATACGCGACCAACCGCTCTTTAACAACCAGCCGCAACAAAGCGTCGACCGGGAAAGGCTTTGACGCATCGGGCGTGGGCGACTCCCACCCTGATGCGCCGTATAGACCTCGGTACGTCGGCGTGAAAGACAACGGAAATTTTCACTGATGCCCATCCAGAGCGGTGGGCATTGGGAAAACAACCGGAGGAATGCCCGATGAGCGAGCAACAAACAGCAGCACCAGTTAAATGCACCCATTGCGGAAAGCCTGCTGAAAAGGTGGTCAAGCGCGAAATTCATGATCGCAGTCGAGACCCATACACCAATCGCCCTTGCGTTCGCACTCGGACGATGGAGTTTTGCAGCGCTGAATGCGGCGGCCGCTACCAAATGGGCTGCGAAGGCTGACCGCATCACCTCTGCCCATTCCACCGAGTGGGCAGACGGATGTAATCACCGCCCTGGAGGCGACCATGGAACACGAAATAGTTGTTGAGGGTTTTGTCCTCCAGGTGGAGGTGACCCACTGCGTAAATGAACCGCCCTGCCCAGGCAGCTGGAACAGCGACTGGGACTTTTACGGCTCCCGCGAACTGGAGTTCGAACTCGTGTCGGGCATCTGCTACGACGAAGACGGCGTCCGGATGGATGTGCCGGACTATCAACTGCCGGTGCTGGCCCACCAGTACGGGCAGCAGATCACGCTGGCGCTGTGGCATGAGATCGACGCCCGCAAGCGCCGGCAACGGTGGGCAGCATGAGCCGGGCAAACGTTATCGCGGTGGGCATGATCGATGCTCGCTTCGAATGCATCCGCACCGGCGATACCTCGCCTCAGTTGTTCGCCGAAACCAGCATGGCCATGGAAATGGCATACGCGCTGGGCGCCATCGATGACGGCGAATTCTTCCACTACAAGGAACGCTACAACCGCCTGTATCAGACCCAGGCCGAGGCGTTTCTCGCCGACATTCGGAGGTCAGCACCGTGACGATCATTTGCCGAACCGTTAACGAACTCAGAGACGCCCTGCAATCGCAGGGCTTTTTTCTGGTTGCCGATCTACCCCGACCGCTGCGCATCGAGATTCGCCGCGGCATGTTGGTTGCGAGGTTTACATGAGCAAGATTCCTGAAGGTACACAGTTCATCGAAGCCGGATGTGGTGAAAAGGGCTTTCGCAAATTCGAAAAAGGTTGCTGGTGGTTTTACGAAGGTTTTTGGCGCCATGTTGATTGGAAAATGGGGGCTTTAACTCTAGTGACTGAGCATCCCGATTATGCAGCTCCTGCGATTATCCCGTGGACCGGCGAAGGCCTTCCGCCTGTTGGGACGGTGTGCGAAGTGCTCTGGAACGAAAGCCGCATGGAATACCTGAGAACCAAGGTTTTCGGCGTTAACGAGCACGGCCAGCCAATCCATCGTTTCGACGAGGGCCCAAAGAAATACATGTATCAGGCTGACGTAATGGTTACGACTACCGGTACCAAGGTGTTCCGCCCCATCCGCACGCCTGAGCAGATCGAACAGCAAGAGCTGCGCGAGGCTTTGGAAGATTTAGCACCACATATTGCCGGATACATGGGGCGCGACGATCCAGCAGCTGTAGACGTCGGGCTTGCCGCCTACCTTCTTGATCATGGCTACCGCAAGCAGCCATCACCATGACCACCCGCCAGCGGCACCGGCGCCGCGCCATCCGCTGGACCTCGGCCATCGTTGGCCTGACCTTCCTCACCATCGTTCTACTGGGCCCCGCTATCGGCGGCCTGATCACTCAATAGGTAAACACCATGTCCAATCAAAAAGATGGCGGCCCGGCGTTTCCGTGCTCTGAAAACGGGACGTCCCACACGATCGCCATGGCCGAAATGCTCCAGCTTCCCGAAACCGCAAGCACAGAGGAAAAGGACAAGATCTATATCCAGACCAAGGCCAACGCCATGCAGGGCATGAGCCTGCGCGACTACTTCGCGGCCCAGGCGCTGCAGGGCACGCTGGCCAGCCCCCAAATCAAAGGCAATTCCGACCTCGACAACTGGCGTTACGCCGATTTTGCGCAGTTCGCTTACAGCCTTGCCGACGCAATGTTGGCTGCTCGCTCCGCCTAAACCCTTCCCCTTGACCCCCTCAATGCTGCGCACGTCGCGGCAAGGAAACTCTTGTGTCCGAATTAGCCATCAAGCAGACATTCAGTCTTGCGCCGCAGAACCTCGATGATGCGTTGAGGTTCGCCGACTTCCTCGCAGCCTCCGACATTGTCCCGAAGGACTTTCAGAAAAAGCCCGCCAACATCCTGGTGGCCGTCCAGTGGGGCATGGAACTGGGTCTGCAGCCCATGCAAGCCATGCAAAGCATCGCAGTCATCAACGGGCGCCCATCGCTCTGGGGTGACGCGGTTATCGCCCTGGTCCGCAGCTCGCCGCTGTGTGAGTACGTGTACGAGACCGACGACGGCGAGACGGCTTCATGCCGGGTGAAGCGTGTCGGCGAAGACGAACAGACCCGCACGTTCAGCATGACCGACGCCCAGCAGGCCGGGCTCAAGGGCAAACAAGGCCCCTGGGCCCAGTACCCGAAGCGCATGCGCCAGATGCGCGCCCGATCGTTTGCCCTGCGTGACGTGTTCCCCGACGTGCTGCGCGGCATGCCGATGGCCGAAGAGGTCCAGGACATCCCGACCGAGCGCGAGCTCAACCAGTCCCTGCCCCGCAAAACCGAAGAGCCCAAGGTGCTGCCGGCCTATCCCGATACCAAGCTCGACGAGAACGCAGACAAGTGGCGTGGCCTGATATCCGCCGGGCGCGCCACCCCTGACCACATCCTTTCCAACATCACCAGCAAATACGCCGTTACCCCTGAGCAAGAACAGCGCATTCGCGACCTTGCCCCAATCGAAGGAGAAGCCACCAATGAAAGTGCATAACGTCCAGCAGGGCACGCCGGAATGGCTGGCCCTTCGCGCATCCCACTTCACCGCCTCGGAGGCGCCCGCGATGATGGGCGCTTCGAAGTTCCAGACCCGCAACGATCTGCTGGCGATGAAAAAGACCGGAATTGTCCCGGACGTCACCCCGCAGCAACAGGCCGCGTTCGACCGTGGCCACGCCACCGAGGAAATGGCGCGCCCCCTGGCTGAGGAAGATATCGGCGAAGAGCTGTACCCAATCGTCGGCACCAGCGGAAACCTGCTGGCTTCGATGGACGGCGCCACGATGCTGGGTGACGTCCTGTTCGAACACAAGCTGTGGAACGAGAAGGTCGCCACGCAGATCCGCGCCGGTGAGCTGGAGCCCCATTACTACTGGCAACTTGAGCAGCAATTGCTGGTGAGCGGTGCCGAACGCGTGCTGTTCGTCTGCTCGGATGGCACCCGCGACAAGTACGTCAGCATGGAATACACGTCTGTTCCTGGGCGCCGTGAAGAACTGATCGCCGGTTGGGCCCAGTTCGAACAGGACCTGGGTGAATTCGTCCCACAGGAAACCAAGGTCGAGGCAATCGGCGCCGCCCCCGATCAGCTGCCGGCGCTGCGTATCGACGTAACCGGCATGGTAACCGCCAGCAACTTGGACGCCTTCAAGTCGCACGCCCTCACCGTTATCAGCAACATCAGCACCGAGCTGAAGACCGACCAGGACTTCGCCGACGCTGACGCCAGGGTCAAGTGGTGCAGCGAAGTCGAGGACAAGCTCAAGGCCGCGAAAGAACACGCCCTGAGCCAAACCGAAAGCATCGACGTGCTGTTCAAGGCGATTGATGACATCGCGGCCGAGACCCGGCGCAAGCGCCTGGAACTGGAAAAGCTGGTCAAGGCACGCAAGGAAATGATCCGCAGCGATATCGTCATGGATGCGGCCAAGGCCTTGCAGGACCATATCGACCAGATCAACAGCACGCTGGGTGGCCGCATCCGCATGCCACGTGTGGCCTCCGACTTTGCAGGCGCCATCAAGGGCAAGAAGTCGGTGTCCAGCCTTCACGAAGCGGCTGATGCGGAACTGGCACGGGCCAAAATCGAGGCCAGCCGCATTGCTGACCTGATTCGGGCAAACCTGAAAAGCCTGAACGTGCTGGCTGTCGACCATAAATTCCTGTTCGCGGATACCCAAGAGTTGGTCATGAAGGCCAACGATGACCTGGTGGCGCTGATCAAGGTCCGGATCAACGAGCACGAAGAGCAGCAGGCCCAGCTCAAGCGCCTGGAAGAGGAAAAGGCGCAGCTCGCAGCCCAGCAGCAACAGGTGGTCGAGCCGGTTGCTGAGCCAGTTGTTGAGCAGCCTGTGAAAGTCACGGAACAGCCGGCGCAGGTCGCTGCCACGCCGATCAAGACGGCTGCCGCAGTGCAACAGCCCGTCGACGATGGCCGGCACTTCAAGTTGGGTGACCTGAGCGACCGCCTCGGCTTCGTCGTGTCTGCCAGCTTCATGAGTTCGCTTGGGTTTGAACCTGCTGCCCGTGAGCGCGGCGCAACGCTGTACCGCGAATGCGACTTCTCGCGCATCTGTACCGCCCTGGTCAACCACATCCAGGCAGTACAGGCCAACCTGGTCGCAGCCTGATCATGGCTGCTCAATCCATCCTCGACATCTACGACAGTGTCGAGGAGTTCGCCGGAATCCTGGCCTCCGCTGAGCTGCACGCCAGCGGGGAATGGGAACTGGAATTCGTCGAAAACATCCGCGCCAGCTTCAAGCGTTACGGCGCCCATACCAACCTGAGCCCCGCTCAACAATCGAAGCTTGAGCGCATCGCCAAGCACTGAGGAATGCCCATGAAGACTGAACACCGCGACATCATTGAGCGCGCCAAGCTGGCGGGCATTGAACCTTCGTATCTGGCTCACGAGCTGCTGGTGCATGACCTGGTGAACACTATGTTGTTCGAGGTGAAGAACATTCACTCGCCTTGGAGCAAGCTGAATGAAGGCTGCCAGCAGGAAATTATTGATCGTTTCACCAAGGGCGCGACGGAAGCGGCGCACAACGCCATCGCCATCATCAGCTCGCGCAACGTCGAAACCATCGAGGTCGAGGTGGTGGACGCCAAGTTCAAGAAAAAGGCTATCACCATCACGGCCAGCATTGACGTAAACGCGCCGGATGCTACGGCCTTGGCGAAGGTTCCCGGCAAGATGTGCCTACTGGTGCTGGCGCCAACCGACTACGACGATGGGCTTGACTTCATCCAGCCGGACCGCGACCAGAAGGATTTGGCGCTGCACGTCAGCGACCTGACTGGCAGCCTGTTTGCTGGCAAAGGCCCTGATGAGCCGGACGGCCAGAGCCCGCTGGGCACCGCCGAAGAACTGGCGCAGCGCACCGGTGGCGCAGACGGCGCCGGTGCCGACCTGGATAAAGAGTTCGGCGAGTTCACCTACGACGATGCGGCCCAGCTGATCGTGCTCAAGTCCAACAACAAGGCGTTCAAGGCCCACTGGATCCAGAGCCGACTGGCCATCGATAGCGACAAGGCTGCATCTCTGCTGATCCGCCTGCTTGATAACGGTGTGATCGCGCTGGACGCCGAGGGCGAAACCGCCATGGATCACAGCTACAAGGTCGTCGCCACTCTGGAAGACGTGACCTAAACCTATCCCCGCAACACCGCCAGGCGCCTATGGGCGCCTTTCTTGTGCCTGGAGAAAACCTATGTCCGAGTTGATTTGCTTCTTCGATACCGAAACCACTGGCCTGCCGCAGTTCAAGGCGCCCAGCGATCACCCCGACCAACCGCATATCGTCGACATCTGCGCCCTGCTGTACACCCCTGATGGCGTGCTGGTGGACTCGTTCGAAGCGATGGTGCGCCCTGATGGCTGGGTGATCCCTGACAACGTTGCAGCGATCCACGGCATCACCACTGAAATGGCCCTGGAGCACGGCATTCCAGAGCGTGAAGCGGTCGCCGGCTTCATGAGCATCATGGCGCAGGCCGGCCTGCGCGTTGCTCACAACGTATCGTTCGATGACCGCATCTTGCGCATTGGCTTGAAGCGTTTCATGGATGAAGCCACCGCCGACGAATTCAAGGCCGGGCCGAAGTACTGCACCTGCCAGGCCGCCACCAGCATCGTCAAATGCCCGCCGACCGAACGCATGATCGCCGCCGGCCGTGGGCGTCAGTTCAAACAGCCCTCGGTTGCCGAGGCCCTGCTGCACTTCACCGGTGAAGAACTGGTCGGTGGCCACCGCGCGCGGCCCGACACCGAAGCGTGCGCCCGCATCTACTTCGCCATGAACCCGCCTGCTCAGGTGGCTTAATTCTGCTGGCGCCCCGCGTGGGCGCCCTTGAGGTGCCCCATGAACTCAACAGCACTCAAGGCGCTGGCGGACGCGTTCGACCGCCAGTTCCAGGCGCCCGCGCCGAAAACCAAGCTTCTCCCGCCCATCGTAGCCAACGAGCCGTTGCCCGAACTGGTCATAACCGGCCCCATCAACCGCGTCATAGAACTGGAGGCAAAGCGGTGGGCCGTCGACTTCGTCCAGGCCTTGGGGCCATCCATACGGCGCGAGCCGGTACGGACCAAGGCCATCGCCGATCTGACCCGGTACGCCGTGCAGCAACCGGCCAGCGTGGCCAGCGGCGTGAAGATCGTCATTGATATGTTGAAGGGGGCTTCATGAGCAGGCCACCACTCGGCGAACGAGCAGTCGCCGCACTTATTCGTTACGAGTCAGCAGCAGCCGAGCTGACGAGGATCAAGAAAGCCATTGTGACCACGCTTGAACAGTGCCCGATCACCATCGAGGCATACAAAGAGTTCGACGATAAGTCGCCCCTTTGGGACAACAGCCGCGTCAACCACCACCTGCATCAGGCCCTCACCGCAACCGTGAGCGATTACTGCTCTGAGCGCCGCCTCGACCAAGAAGAAATCACAGACCAGCTCACCGGCTGGGATGAGGAATCCGAAGGTGCTTGCCCGCACTGCCTCGCTGCTTGGAGTTTGATTCTCGCCAGGAAAGACGCTCGCCGGGAGTTCGGCAACGCGAAACGTCTTGTCCGCGCACTCGGCAAGTTGGCTATCAAGGCACTGCCGTCATGACCAACCTACGCCGCACCACCACCATTCGCGGGCGGCCCATGAAGCCGCTCGACCTGCAAACCATCTGTGACCAGTGCGGGAAGTCCCGCGCCCACGGCAACCACGACAAGTGCAGCAAGGCCCGGCAGGTGCAAATGGCCGAGCTGCGTGCACGGGAGAAAAACCAATGAACACACCACCCAAGGCGTTCTGTCATTCCTGCAATGGAACCGGCATCGATCCAGCAGTCGGTTTCCTTGACTGTGAATTCTGCAAACTATCGCCAGCAGGCGTTTCATTGTCGGCGCCAGAACAGCCCGACCCGTCGTGCGACACCTGCAATGACCGCGGGGAGATTGGTTGCCTGCGTCCTGATGGCTATGACGGCGACCGCTGCCCTGAGTGCAATCCGGCAACGGTGAAGCGTTACCACGTAACCGAGGCCGGCCTTGTGGAAGGCCCGGCCCTTGGCCGACTCAACGTTGTGCTGGGCGCCGATCATGACCGGGTAACCGCCGAGCGTGACGCCCTGCAACAGCGCCTGACCGCCGCCGAGCAGCGAAATGAGGAGCTGGTCGAGTTGCTGCGTGACGCTTCTGAGTACGTACGGCACCCTGATTATGATTGGCATATTGGTTTTATCACCGATGTTGACGCCGCACTCAAGCCAGCAGAGGGTGATGGCGATGAGTAACTCGGTAGCCGCTCTCTACGTTGAGCCGGAAGGGCATTACATCGGCGTGCCTGGCGTAGATCCGTGGGACGAAAAGCGTGACGCCAGGAAATATAACGGACCTCACCCGGTTGTAGCGCACCCCCCTTGCCAGCGCTGGGGCCGTTTCTGGCACGGAAGTACCCGCAAGCCTCACCAGTTCAAGCTGGGCGATGACGACGGTTGCTTTGCTTCCGCCCTGTCTTCGCTTGTTGAGTTCGGCGGCGTTCTTGAGCATCCATGCGACTCGCATGCCTGGGCTGCTTTTGGCCTTAAAAAGCCTCCGCGCTCAGGTGGGTGGGTAGAGGCGGCAGCAGGCATGTGGACGTGCTGTGTGTACCAGGGGCATTACGGGCACATGGCTGGAAAGCCGACTTGGCTTCTCGCTTCTGGCGTATCGCGCGAGAAATTGCCAGAACTTCGGTGGGGTAAAGTAGAGCAGCGCATTCACCCGGTAGCACTGGCTAAGCATGGCTACGAAAAAGCACGCCGCATAGGAATGATGGCGATGATCGGCGGCAAGGATAAAACAAAGCTCCGCAATGCTACTCCGCCAGAATTCCGCGACGTTCTGATCGAAATAGCTAGAACCGTGGGGATTAATCCATGAAATCCCAACTCCCCGCCTACTGCTGGTGCCTGCTGGCACTGGCACAACTGATTTGCTGAGGTGATTTATGGGTCACGTAATTGAGGTAACGCAGAACCCGGATGGGTCTTGGACAGCCAAGGGCGGCTCAAGCTTCACCGTGGTTAGCGTCACCTGCACAACCCGGCACAAGGCCGTTACCAACCTTGACGCGGCATTGACCGCTATCGCATCGAAGGCCAAGCCATGACCACCACTCAAACGATTGACGGCGTGCTGATCTCGCGTCAGCTTGCCGAACGTCTTACCGAGGGCTGGAATGGCACGGACGCACGCATTGAGCTGCGCTCCCTGCTGGATGCGCCTGCCGAGAACGTGCAATGGGTAAGCGTCGAAGCTTTCAACCGGGTAAGCACCGAATTGGAGGAATTGAAAGCCGCCCAGCCCCAGGGCGAGCCGGTGTGCCTGGTTCGCTCTCACGGTTCGGACTGCTGGGAAGAAATGAGCGGCGAAAGCCTTGAAATGTGCCAAGCGCAGCCTGGTGAGTATGAGGTACGTAAGCTCTACGCCGAGCAGCCAGCGCCGGTAGCGGTGGTGATGCCAGATCCGTGGCAGCCAATCGAAACCGCGCCGAAGGACGGAACAGAAATAATCCTGCGCAAAGGCGACCGGGTGACATCGGGAGCATGGATCGAATGGACAAAATCAGAAGCAGAGTTCCACTCAACCGGCGCCTATCTGGGCAACTACGAGTATGACTCTGGTGCGTCGTGGTCCTCATGGGACGGAGGATTCTGTGAAGACGACGAGCCAACCCACTGGCAGCCGCTCCCCGCCCTAACTCCTAAGCAGTAACCCCCACCCAATCCAATCAATCCAGCCGGCGACGGCGTGGCGAGGTATTCCCATGAACACTGCACGCACCGACACCCCACCAGCAATCCACATCGAGTACATCAAGTTGCCAGAGGTTCGGCGAATCTCGGGTCTAAGCACCACCAGCATTTACCGCATGGCTGTTGCCGGCGACTTCCCAAAACAACGGAAGCTAGGCGTCAAAGCTGTGGCCTGGATTCGTGCCGAGGTTGAGCAGTGGGCGGCATCGCGCTCTGTGGTCGGTCAGCCGCCGGCGGCGACCGAATCCAAGTAGTCGGCCCACTCCTGCATCATCACCCGCCGTTGCTCCACGTATTCGGCATGGTTGTAAGACCTGCGCACCTTGCTCCCGCTGGCGTGCGATAGCTGTGCCTCGACCCAATCCCCGTTGTACCCCATCTCATTCAAGGCTGTAGAGATCGACGCACGTATCCCGTGCCCGGTGAGCCTCCCCTCGTACCCCATGCGTTTCAGTGCTGAGTTGACCGTGTTGTTGCTGATCGGCTGCCGTGGGTCATTACGACCCGCGATCAGCAGACGGTAGCCACCGGTCAACTGGTGCACCTTGCGCATTTCCTCCACCGCCTGCCGCGACAGTGGCACCAGATATGGCGGTACTTCATCCTCCTTTGATTGTCTTCGAACCCTCTTTTTCAACTGCTTTACAGCATCAGGCGGGATCGACCAGAGCCCGACCTCCAGGTCGACCTGGTCAATCGTTGCGTTGCGCAGTTCTGTGGTGCGCACGCCGGTCAACCACAAGATCCTGATGGCGCACTTCACATACGCGGCCGCTGTTGACGCCTGCAGCACGTCGAAGAATTCTTTCAGCTCGCTGCGCACCAGCATGGGGTTGTGCCGCACAGGCGGCTCTTGCTGGGCCACGATGTCCAGGTCTGAGGCCGGGTTGATGTCCAGGTATCCCGACACCATGCCGTAGCGGAAAATCTCGTTCAGCCAGGACCGGCACTTGCGCGCCGAGTTGAGGGCGCCACGCTTCTCGATCCGGCGCAGCGCGGCCAGCACGTCGGAGCGCTTCACGTCGGCTATCGGGATCTTGCCCAGGACCGGGATCAAGTCCTTGTCCAGGTAGAACCTTGCCTGGGCCGAACCGCCGCTGGCTGACACAACCATGCGCGGCGCCTTGAAGGCATGCCACTCATTGGCTACGGCCTCAAACGTGTTCATGGCCAGGGCGCTGGCCTGATGCTTTTCCTCACGGCGCTTGGCGCGCGGATCGACACCTTTGGCCACAAGCCCCCTGGCCTGGTCGCGCAGTTCGCGGGCGTCCTTGAGGGATATCTCTGGGTAGGTGCCCAGCGACATGCGCGGCTGCTTGCCAAGCCATGAGAACCGGAAGTGCCACGACTTGGTGCCATTGGTGGCGACGAACAGGGAGAGCCCGCTGCCGTCCGTGAGGGTGAAGTCCTTGTCAGCAGGCTTGGCCTGTCGAACGGCCGTGTCAGTCAGGGGCATTAGTACATCACCAGTCCAGTCGAATTAGAGTGTGCTGTGCAATGTACTAAAAAATTCGGGAAGGTGTGGAAAGAGTCGGTGATTGGCGGAAATAGTTAATCCGCTTAAAGCGAATCTTTTCATGGCTTGGTGGGAAGTGGCGGCATGAGGCGGATGGTTTAACTAT